GTCTACTAACGTTAACAAGATTACCAAAGATCTCGATGGTGTCGGTAAAAGTACGGAGCGTTTAGGACGCAATCAAACACGACTAGCTCAAGCATCTGCTTCAGCTGGTCGTTCTTTTGCTGCACAATCTGCAGGATTGGGTGGAGTAGTTGGCGTCTATGCAGCTGCCGCTGCTAACGTTTTTGCTATCACAGCAGCATTTACAGCTCTAAATAGAGCAGCTCAGTTTGCGACAATTATTCAAGGTACTGAGCAACTTGCGAATGCCGTAGGTTCTAGTGCTAATGAAGTTATTTCATCTCTTAAAAATATCACTGAAGGACAACTATCAATAGTAGAAGCTGCTACACAGGCTAACTTAGCACTGTCTGCTGGGTTTAATGTTGATCAAATTGAAGAGTTAGGCGAAGTGGCTTTGAAGTCATCACGAGCGTTGGGCAGAAACTTAACTGACGCTTTTCAGCGTATCACTCGCGGTGCTATTAAGCTTGAACCAGAACTCTTAGACGAAATTGGTATCTTTACTCGTATCGAACCTGCTGTTGAAGCCTATGCAGCATCAATAAACAAATCCGCATCTCAGTTGACCCAGTTTGAACGTAGACAGGCTTTTGTTAATCAAGTAATTAAAGATGGTCAAGCTGCATTCCAAGATATTGATGATCAAGGTAAGTCAACTCAGGAGGTGTTTGAATCTCTTGTTGCAAACTTTAGTGATCTCGCTATTGTGGCAACTAAATTCGTGGCAGATGCTCTTGTACCGCTTGCAGAGTTTTTAGATAAAAATTTAGGTAATAGAATAGTTCTTCTTGGAGCAGTTGGTACTCTTGTTTTTGGAAGATTAAGAGAGTCTTTAGGTCAATTAGCTACTGTAGGGTTAACAGCTTTAGGTACAAGATTAGAGGGTTTAGGAGAGAGTTTAAGATCTAGAAAAGTGGATGTGGAGGCTTTAGCAGCTGCACAAACAAAAGCATCAGCTGCTTTTGTAGGACAAGGCGCTTTAGCTGGTGGCGCAGCAGGTAGAAGCGAAGGAGCAGCACTTAAAAGAGAATTACAAGCTGGTCCTCTAACTACTAAACAAGCTTTGAATATTCAACAACGTATACCAGTATTATTAGCAAGAGAAGATGCTCTACAAGCAGATATTAATAAGAAAATAAAAGAGTCTAAGATAGAAAGACAAAAAGGCCTAGACCTTATAAAAAAATCAGAGCAACGAACAAAAGCTCTAGGTCAAACTCAAACTTTAGTTAATACTCAATTACAGACAGGAGGTAAAGGGGCACTGTTTGTAGCAAAAGGTCTTAATGTAGCAGCGGTTGCAGCTAATGCACTTGCTGTAGGTCTTAATAAAGCGTTTCTAGCTTTACAAATTATTGTCGGAATATTCACTACAATTCAATTTTTAGGTTCAGCTCTTTTTGACATAGATGTTTTTCAAAAAGCAAAAGATCTCATATCCTCAATTGGTCAAGAGTCCCGTCAAGTAGAATCAGGTTTCGAAGGACTTGCTAAAACTGTCGAAGAAGCAAGTGGAAGAATTGACGCTCTCTTAGAGGGTATAAATAAGTTTTCAAGAGAAGCAGTTTTAAATAAAGCTTCCGAATTAGCAGGTAAAAGCGTTATGTTTCTTAACAGTTCATTAGCGCAGGCTAAAAGAGAAATAAAATCATTGGAGTCAGGTACAACAGTGAGTCAAGTGTTTGGTTTTACAGACGATAAAGAAGCGGCTGCAGCAATAAAAGAAAGAGAACTTAAGATAGCTGCTATTAACCTTTTGTTGAGTGAGCAGGGTAAACAATTAAATGAAATAGCAAGAGTTTCAGCAATAGTTGCTGAAAAATCAGGTTTTGCTGACACCAAAGTAGTTACTGAACAAGTAAATAGAGGATTCTTAAATATCAAAGGTTCTGCACTAGAAGTAGCAGGAGTTGATTTTCCTAATATTGATGACTTATCTGACGGGGCTATTAAAGCCGCGCAAAAACTTGCCGACGGTCAAATGAAAGCGGATGATTTACAAAAATCTCTCGAAAAGGGCACTATCAATGCCTCTCGTGCCTCTAAAGATGCTATTACAGTTATTAGCCAACTAGAAGCTTCTCAGGCAGCTGCAAACAAAGAGCTTGCTAAGATGGATGAAAGCGATGTAGGTTTTCAAGCTTTAACAGAGTCTGCGGCAGCGGCTGGAAGAGAAATAGATAAATTTAAAAATGGTATTCAGGAAACAGTAAATAATGTGGTAGCTTTAGAAAATATTGGAAAAGTGTTACAAAAACAACTTGGAGGTGATTTTAAGTTTTTAGATGAGTCAATGATTACTGGTGTTGTATCAGCTGAAACAGGAAAAATCGCAAGAAATGAGGCAGAGCAAAACAAATTTAGAACAGACAATCTTATGTTGTTAATGGATCAGCTTAAAAATGCAGAACAACTTGGTCTTGAAGAAGCAGAAATCAATGAGCTTAAAACTATTGAAGCTAAATTAAGAAAAGGCTCAGAAGCAAGTCTTCTCAAAGCAGTGCAGTCTACCGAAAAACAGATCAAAGCAAATGAAAAACAACTCAAACAGGAAGAAAGCAAGTTAAAGATTTCAAGATTACAAAATGATTTACTAAGAATGCAGGTTCAAGCACAGGCAGATAATAGAGCTGAAAAAATGGCTTTACAGATAAATAAAGATCGTTTGACAGTTATGCAGTCTCAACTTACACTTGCTCAAGAAATGGTAAAAGCTAAAGAGCAAGAAAGAAAACAGAGTAATGAATTAGCTGCTCTTGATCGCGAGCGTGCAAAACTTCAATCAGACTTACGTGAGGCTGGATTTGCTCAAGCTGACGCAGCTGCTGATGCTGCTTCTGCTACTAAGGTAGCAGCCCTAGAAAATCGTAAAGCTGCTATAGAGCAACAAACTCTAACTACTAGAGATCAAATAGTTAGAATGGAAATTGATATCATCCGTTTTAAGGCGCAAGAGGATAAAGCTAGATTGGACAGAGAAATAGCAGCTAATGAACGTGCTCGTGTTTCTGCCATTGAAGAGATAGAAAGAAGAGAGGCTGCTTTAACAAAAGAGTTTATAATAAATCGAGAAAAAGTTCTGAACGAGATAAGATTACTTGATGAGCAAGAAAAGATTAGAAAGCTTCAACAACAAGTAAAAGACCAAGAACTTCAAAATCAGATCAATGCAGCTAAACGTCAAAAAGAACAACTTCCTCTTCAAAAAGAGATCGCAGATGCTCAGTCTAAAGCTGCTTTTGAGGCAAGAAAATTTGCCCTAGATGAGATTGAAAGACGTGCTAAATTACAAGCAGAGAAGATTAAGTCTGATGCTGCATTTTTATCTCGTTATACTGAACTACTAAAGCAAGAAGCCGCAAACAGAGGTCAGGCCTTTACTGCAGGAGAGAACACTGATTTTGAAAGTGCAGCTAAGGTTTCTGTAGGTAACATAGATACTATACTAGCACAGCTTAACCAACAAAGAATTAACAACATGTCTCAATTTGGACAAGACCTAACTAGAAATGAACTACAAAATCAGTTAGCTGTTGGTGGTTCGCAAGAGACTATTGATCTTTTAGAAAAACGTCAGGGGTTGAACGCTGCAATAGCCGCAGTTGAAGAAAAAGTTGCAGCTGAAAAACGTAAAGCAAGTGCTTCTGAATTAAACTTTTTACAAGAGAAGTTTCAAAAACAACTAGAAAACACTGGACTCGAGAAAAAACTTGTTAATGAAAATGCAGAAACACAACTTCAAAAACTACAAGCAGAGAAGGAGGCTATAGACGCTAATTTGAAAGCTCAAGAGGATGCTTTGGCTTTTCAACTTACTCAACAAGCTAAGTTAAAAGAACTTCTTAAAGGAGTAAGAGACATAATATCTAATGAAATTGGAGCGGTTACCGATAAGCTATTCCAAAACATTGCAGACGGCAAAAGTTTAACTGAAGGTTTAGGTGAAACACTTCGCAACTCTTTTGAAAATGTGAGAAAGAAAGTTCTTGAAGAGACTTTGATTAAACCCATGCAAGAAAAGTTCACCTCTTTCTTCAATGAAAGTTTTGGATTTGAAGGTGCAGGTGGTATTGACACTGCCAAAGTAGATCAAAGCGGTGCTTTACTGGTCAGAATGGCAGACGGCACATTAGGGCCAATTGAACAGGGCGAAAAGGTTACAGGTGATATTAAAGAGAAAGCTACAAGTGTTTTTGATACCATTAAGGGTAAATTAAGTGAGTTTGGAGAAAAAGGAAAAGAAATATTCTCTGGTTTTGGAGACAAACTAGGAAGTGTATTTTCTTCACTTAGCGAGGGAGCTGGAAGTATATTCTCAGGTTTAGGTGGTCTGTTTAAAGGCGGAGGTGAAGGTGGAGGTGGCCTGTTAAGCAGTATCACGGGTATGTTTGGAAGCAAAGGCGGTGGCGGTGGTGGCCTATTAAGTGGCATTATGGGTATGTTTGGTGGTGGAGCCTCTGGCGGTTTTGTACCTTTTTCAGCCTATCAAAGACTAGCTGCTGGAGGATTAGCACGTGACCGTGTGCCTTCATTGTTAGAGCCAGGCGAGTTTGTAATGAAGCGTTCAGCAGCTAATTCAATTGGTGCTCCTGCACTAAATCAAATGAATGCGACTGGCAAAGCTGGGGGTAATGTAGTAGTAAATATAGAAAACCAAGGCACGCCACAAGATGCTACCGCATCTGAGCCAAGATTTGATGGAGAAAAATTCGTGATTGACATTGTAACAAGAGATCTAAGAAATAACGGTCCAATCCGTAAATCACTGAGAGGTGGGGGTGCTGGCTAATGGCAACATATCCTGATGACGCAACAGCTCCCGTAACAGCTTTTGGTGTAGTATCTGATGTTACTTTTTCATCAACTGGCGCTTCACGAACAGATTTTAATCTAGGATCTGCAGTGACTCATCGTGGTGAAGTAGTAGCTTTCATTGACGGTATTTTACAGCAAACTAGCGGTTATGACGTTTCAAACTCTGGTCAGACAGTTTCTTTTTTGACTGCACCAAATGCTTCAAACTTAACGCTTAAAACTGTATCACTTCCTACGCGTTTTAGACTTACACGTTCATTTCCAGCAGTTAGAACTATAGAGTTTTCAAATTCAACAGCGACAACAATTAACTCAAATAACTTTGTGATAAATGCAAATACTGAATCCTTTGCACTTCCAGAGGGCGTAAACGTATCAACCACTTCTGATTTTATGGTATTCGTGTCAGGGGTATATCAGACTGATGATAGTTACACATATCCTTCAACAGTGTATGGCAGCAATGGTATTGATATTGGAGATAATGCAGCGGTAAAGCTGTTAACTAATTTTAGTGGTAATTTAACTGACGAAAGTCCTTCAAACCATACTTTAGTCTTCAGAGATGGTAGCGCCAGCTTTGATGGTACAGCTCGCTTAGATTTAGACGGGACAGCAGGGAATTTTGCTGATTTACCTGATAATGGTGATTTTAACATATTAGACAGAGACTTTACATTAGATACTTTCGTTAAACCTGATACAGGTGCTACGATGACGTCTAATCAAACTTTGTTTGCAAAACACGCACGTACAAATAATGATAATTACACTCTTAGGCTTGTAGGTGCTAACTCAAACGTAGGTTTCGTGGTAAATGATGGAGGAACTATAACAGAGCTTTATGGTGGTAATGCTAATGGTGGAGTGAATCTTCATGTAGCTGTTTCTTATGAAAAGAATACACAAAACTTAAAACTTTATGTTAACAATGTAAAAGTAGCACACAAAAATATGACTGCAACTAATTTTGCTGGTAACGTCATAATAGGAGCTAATTCTAATTCAGCATCAGAGGGTGAGCGATTTACAGGTTTAATTGAGTTTACTCGTCTCGCTCATGCAGCGAGATATAGAGCAGGAGGAACTGCTCCAATTATAAATCACACACCAACCGTCATATCTGGCGCACCTTTAGGAGCCGTAGACAATGACGATACTTTATCTATTCGAGTTTTTGATTCAGAAGTTGTAAGTCAGGATAGATTTAATTCTATGGCAGACCGCAGACCAGATAAAGGTTTTTCAGCACAACGTAAATTTGATACAATTAAGTTTGAATCTCAGGCTGGTTATGAAAAGCGTCGTTTACGCTCACGTCGTTCTAGAAGATCCTACGATTTATCCTATTCTAATATAACTGGTATTGAAAAAACAGCCATTGAGAACTTCTATAACGCTAGAAGTGGAGAATTTGAGGCCTTTACATTTGACTTGACTCATATTAATGAAATTGGTACAATTACAACAAGATTTGATGGACCACTTAGCGTGCAACAAGTACACTCAGCAGGAAGCGCTTTGACTGAAAACTTCTATACCGTATCCTTTAAATTACAAGAGACGTATGACTAATGACAGCTAGAAATTATGATGTAGTTATCACAGTTGATAATGCTACAGGATTTCAATCAACAAATGTATTAATTGGTAACACCTCTGCTTCAACAGGGGTGATTGCTAATGTCGATACAACTCTTAATACTCTAAAAGTAAAACTTTCAAACTCACTTTCGGAGTTTTCAAACCTTGAAGTAGTACATTCAAACATCATATCTCTTACAGGTACAGCGAATGGACTTTTAAATACCACCTCTCTACCCTTTCAAGCAAATACTTATTCTGGTAACACTACCACTGCAATCGCTACTATACAGTCTATAGCTCCTAGTGGTTTTATTGCAGAGAAGAACGCTTTTACTCAGAACCCTGTGGTGCGTCTTTATGAGATATATTATCCAGGTGAGTGGTATCCAACAACAAGTGCTGGTAATCCAGGAGCTGTCGGTGAAGGACGTGCTTGGCCTACAAACTTTCCTATTCGGTTTGCAGATATTCGTGGTGATTTGATTTCTGATTTAAACTATAATGTTATACATCAGGGCGACTCTTATATACCTTTTCCATCAGATATTTCAAGTATTTCTCAGTCAGGCGACGGTAAAATTAATGAATTAAGCTTAACTTTATTTAACGTAGATAATATTATTTCAGCAATTGTAGAAGACCCTTTTCTTGTAGGCAATAATCAATCAAACTCGTGTCAAGCGATTGTTAATGGCGAATTAGTTCATGGAATAGATCCCCGCACAATAAACGCTGCTCCTTCGGCTTTTGGTGTAGCAGGAAATGAAGGTTTTGATACTTTAACTCGTGCAAGAGCTAACGGTCTTTCGTATAGCGCAGATGTAGAGGGTATCTATGGTAAGGCAAACGCTTCGTTCACTCGTGCACAAACTTTAGCCGTTGGAGGTGAGTGGCAAGAGAACAAGATTGATTCACGAGATCTCTTAGGCGCAGTTGTAACAGTAAAATCTACTTTTGCTAACTTTCTAGATGTTTGGCCTGAGTATAGCACTGCTCGTTTCATAACTTCAAATGTTATTGAAGTGTATAATGCAATGCCTTATCGTGTTGGAGATAATGTAAGAGGGGAATTAGGATCAACTGAAGGCACTATTGAGTCTATAGAAGAGAATAGATTTTTATTTTTATCTAACTCTTTAGATTCAAATACAGCTGTTGGAGATGCCATATTTATAGTAAATCAACAAGCTGATCCTGAGTCTTATATAGAAGATGTGTTTAAAATTGATCAATTAGAGTCTTTAAATGAAAGTGTTGCTACTTTTGGATTGATTTCTTGGTTACAGTATTTTAGGAACCAAGTTCCCAACAGAAAATACTATAAAAATACATGCCAATGGTCATATAAAGGTGACGAATGTCAGTATCCTGGTCCTGGAGGTCTTGCAATACCTAATACCTCTCTTGTTTCTAATAATAACCCTATTGCCGCAAACAATCAAATAGCCTCATCTGCTGCAGGAGACGTGTGTGGTAAATCCTTATTGTCCTGTACACTAAGAAATAATCAAGTTCATTTTGGAGGTTTCCCTGCTACAGGACGAACAGTTCCCAAACAATAAAGTTAAAGGCTGCATTTTACCTTGGATGCATCTTTATGGAGGTATAAATGGAACTTTTCATTTATGCTGTCATGCTGAGTTTATTTCTTCTCCAAAAGGTATAGGTGATCATACTCAAAAACCTAGTGAAGTTTGGAATGGCAAACCTATGAGGCAGGTGAGACTCAACTTTCTAAAAGGAACCATACCTGAAGAATGCATTGAGACATGTTATAATTTAGAGAACAATGGGGGAACTAGCAATAGGATTCAAGTTAATAAGAGATTTCAAGATAAAGCATACTTACAAGAAAAAACTAATGTTGACGGGTCATTAGAAAATTTTCCTTCATACATTGACTTAAGATTTGGTAACTTATGTAATTTTAAATGTAGAATGTGTGGACCCTATGCTTCTACCTCCTGGTATAAAGATGCACTTACGAACCACTCAAATATTGTTGATTACTACACAGAAAATAACTTACTATGGGATGATTTAGATCAATTTTTACCTTATATTGAAGATATCTATTTCGCTGGCGGAGAACCTTTTGTTCAAGATGGTCATTATAAGTTACTTAATATTTTAATAGATTCAGGTGTAAGCAAAAATATTTCTTTGCAATATAATACTAATTTAAGTTACTCTAAATATAAAGATTTTGATCTAAAAGACATGTGGAGCAATTTTAAAGATGTATCATTATGGCCAAGCATAGAGGGGTGGTTGCAGCAAGCAGAATACTCTCGTAAAGGTCTCAACTGGGACAAGTTTGTAAAAAATGCCTTAACTTTTAAAGACAATATAACAACTTTTTCTTGTGTAATCAGTATTTATTCTATTTACACTATGCCAGAGTTAATATTATGGTTTAAATCTATAAATAAAGATTTTTTTGGGACATTATTACAAAATCCATCTTATCTCTCAGTAACATGTTTGCCACCAGAAGCCAAAAAACTAATTATCAGCAAATACAAAAATTTTATATTTAAAAACAAACAAAACTTATCAAATTACGATATAGAACAATTGCTATCATGGTTAAAGTATATGAGTAGCAGTGATAATTCTAATCTTCTAAAAAATTTCAAACAAGAACAACAAAGGCTTGATTTACTTAGAAATGAAAGTTTTGAATCTGTATACCCAGAATATGCGACATGGTACAAGAATATTTAAGTTTAAAACATGAATACGGAAAGATAGACTGTATTGAGTTAATTAGATCATTCTATGCTAAAGAATTAAATCTTTTATTTTACTTGCCAGCGTATCCTAAATCTAGAGAGTGGTTAAAGCATTTTTCTGCCAGAAGTGTTGATCATTGGGCTTCTTCTTGGTTTACAAAAGTTAAATTGACAGATGCGCAAAACTATGATGTAATGATATTTAAGTCTGATAAGTCAGAATTAATTATACATTTTGGTATGTATTTAATGCCATCAAAAATGTTACACGTTGAAGAAGGGGGTTTTTCGTGTATCCAAAGTCTATCTCAATATTGGGTTGATAGGTTACACGCAGTCTATAGACATAATGACTTGGTATAATTCTTATACAGGTTTTCCTTATAAACATCTTGGTAATAATATTGAAACAGGGATTGATTGTTTTAATCTCTGTGCGCTTGTATTTGAGAAAGAACTAGGAATAAACATCCCTTATACTACATCAGATTTTTGTAACATAATAGATGAAGACTGGTATACAAAAACTCACGAGCGTTGGATGGATCGTGCAGCCTCCAAAGAGCATGGATGGGTAAAAGTTAAAGACCCAAAACCTTATGATGTAATTCTCATGAGTTTAGGCTCTACCCATGTTACTAATCACTGCGCACTATATGTAGACAAGAACAGAATACTTCAAACAATGATTAATCATAAGAGTTGGGTAGCCCCTTATGGAAAATACTATAAACAATACACAACAGGAATATTTAGATGGAAAGATTTGATGAACTAACTGATGCAATGAATGCCCATGCTTTACGTGATTACCCTCGTGAAGCTGTTGGAATCATAACTAATGATTTTGAATACATTCCCTGTTCTAATATATCTCTTGAGCCAAAATTAACCTTTGTTCTGGATCCAGCTGATTTAGTAAAACACGACGGAAATATATGGGGCATTTTTCATTCTCATCCAGGAGACGAAAACCCCATACCAAGTAAGGAAGATAAAGTAAGTGCTGCTTTCCAAGAATATAAATTTTTGGTAGGATTTAATAACAAATTTTTTATCTATTGGCTTGACCAAAATCTAGATGCTCTTATCTTTGATAAGTTTGAGGAAAAACACCTTGCAAGCAACAGTTAAAGTTCATTCATCACTCCATAAGTATTTTGATCAAACAGAATTTCGTGCTGACTTTAACACGTATTATGATTTGATACCTTACTTTAGTGCTATGCATCCTCGTTTTAATCACTATATGCGTATGGTAAACTGGGGTGAGTCTGATGAAGGTTTTGCTTTTTTAGACAAAAATCTTAATGTTGTGACAGAAGAAGAATTACATATCAGACGAGTTCATAAAGATGATGTTATATATCTAGCTCCTGTGATTGTAGGAGGCGGTGGTAAGAAAGGTGGCCTTTTAGCTATGGTAGCAGTTGTTGGTTTATCACTAGCATTTCCTCCTGCTGGTGCAGCATTATCTGGCGGTGCTGGCGCAGCGGCAGGTGCAAGTGGAGGTTTATTAGGGGCATTTTCTGCAATGCCAGGGTTTGCTCAGTCACTCTTTATGAACGTAGGTATGAGCTTAATTTCTTCACTCTTTACAAAAAAGAAAAAGCCAGCAGAAACAGATACTTCAACTCGACAAGCTGGTGCTTTTGGTCCATTAACTAATTCAACACAGTCTGGTACTCCTATCGCACTTCACTACGGACAGGTTAGGGTTGCAGGACAAATGCTAAGTGGGTATATTGATTCTGATGATCATGGTAAAAATGACGTTATTAGAGTAGAGGATAAATTTTAATGGCAAGAACTTTCACTAAATATCAACATCAATTAATTCCTGTAATCGGAGGAGCCAAAGGCGGTAAAGGCGGTGGCGGCGGTGCTTCTGAGGATCCTAACTCTTTATTTTCAACTGATATCGTATTTATTACAAATGCATTAGGTGAAGGTCCTGTATATAGAATTAATCCAAACGGCCCTCAAGATATTGAGATTCAAGACAATACTATCGATGATTTGATAGATTTTGCTACTAATACTACTGATGGTGAAAAGTTTGTTACTCTATCCTCTACTGGTACAACTACACAAGATCGTCTTGATGTGTTTGGTGAGTCTATTGTTACTCCTCAAAACTTTGCCTCTCCAGTTTCTCTTAAAAAAGGTAATCTAGCAGGTGTTCCAGCTGTAAAAGTTTCAGACCAAGAAACTTCTGCACAAGCTTGGGACGCCATTAAGTTTAATTTTGCCCTTAACGGGTTACAAAAGATTGAATCAAACGGTGATGTAAAGATTCATTCTGTGAGCATTAAAATTACTTTGAAGAATAAAATTTTAACTGGCAACCCTTTAATAGACGACATAACATCTGTTACCAAAACTATCACAGGTAAAACAAACTCTCTTTTTAAATTTAGTGTTAAAGTAAATATCCCATCCGCTTCAAGAAATGATGCAGGATACCGTTTTACTATTGAAAAAACTTCAAATGACTCTGATTCTTCAGGCACCTCTGATAACATTCAAGCCACAGGCTGGTTTGAAATTGAGAATGCTGCTCAAGCTTATCCTCGCACAGCTGTCATAGGATATGCTTTAAAAGCTGTTGACGAACATCAAAACGGTATTCCAAATTTTACTTCCTTAGTTAAAGGACTCCTTGTCAAAGTCCCCTCAAACTATAATCAACCTATTTTAGCTAATGGTGAAATAGATTGGAGAGAAGTTGAAGTACCAGCCACTGGAGGTCTTGGTATAGGAAATGGTTATAATTTACAGTCATCAGGCACTAGCAGTCTTCTAACAGCCACAGATCCACAGATCTATGTCGGTTCTTGGGATGGGACTTTTGTGTATTCTTGGACACAGAATCCTGTATGGATAGTCTATGATATCTTAACAAATAATACTTATGGGTTAGGGGTTCCAGAAGAGCATATCGACAAATATAAATTTTTTCAAGTAGCGCAGTATTGTGACGCTTGCGATGCAGTAACAGGTAAATTTGTAGGTGTAGATGCCTTAGCCGATGGATCATTTAGACACAAACCTCGTGGTAAATTTACAACTATACGTCAGAATCAAATAGGATTAGCCTCTGGCACTGCAATTAAACAACGTAGATTCACACTTGATATCTCAATTGCTGATGAGGGTCAAGCAATGGATATCCTTAATGAAATTACCTCTTCTTTTAGAGCAGCTTTAGTCTATTCTATGGGTAAGCTAACTCTTGCTGTTGATATGCCTGATGAATACCCTGTAGCAGTATTTAATGAGACAAACATCAAACAAGGTTCTTTATCTATCACAGGTATAAAAGAAAGTGACGTTATTTCTGGTGTAGACATTTCTTATATAGAACCTACAAACCATTACAAACGTGAAACGGTTCGTGTCGATACTTCTGATGCAAATGACGGAGTAGAAAAAAATGTAATTCGTAATATTACATCTCTTGACTTAAAAGGGGTGACTCGTAGAAGTCAGGCTCTTCGTTTTGCTCAATACCAAATTGCCTCCTCTAAATACCAAAGAAGATCTTTATCCTTTACAACTTCCACTGATGCTTTACAATTAGCTCCAGGAGACGTTGTATCTGTAGCACAACAGCAATCAGGCATAGCTTATGGTTATAGTGGCAAAGTTCACGCAGACTCAGCTGTAGGAGTCGGGTCAAATACAAATGTGTTTTTAGAACATTTTACATCTCCTTCTCTTACAAATTCATTGTTCACTGCTAATTCTGGGCCGTTGGCTCTTAGAGTTATTAAAATGAAAGATGATAGAGTAGACCTATATCTAGTTAGTAATACAGCTTTTTCTCTCTCTAAAACTGATAATGTTTCTACAGGAACTGATTTAGCTGAAATTAACTTAATATCTAAATTTAATAAACAGACAAGACAGTTTCAAAGTCTTTCAACCTTTACGCAAACTTTAGCACCCGAAAAAGGTGATTTATGGTCTTTTGGAGAAATTGAAAATCCAGGTAATTTTTACACTAGTAAAGCTGGTAAGCTATTTAAAATTACAGGCATAGATCGTCAACCAAAAGAAGAAGAAGTGACAATATCTGCTATTGAATATATTTCTAATGTGTATGTAGATTCTGATACCTTTATTGACTATACTCCTACTGCTTATACTGACATTGTGTCTCCGCTATCTGTTCCTCCGGCACCTTACTTTACTTTTTCAGCTCAACCAAGACGCAGGCTAGACGGTACTGTTGCTGTTGACGGTGTTTTAGATTTTAGAAACGAACTATTAGGTTATAATCAAGATCTTAGAACTGAGTACTTTATTTCTCGTCCTGATGGATCATCTCAGGTCAATAATGTATATGCAGGATCTTTGAATATTGCTGTAAGTGATCAAAACGTGTTAACTGATGGAGCTACAGCAACTCTTACTGGTAAAAACGGTTTTCAATCTACTATTGGAGAAATTAGACTTTTAGCTAATGCTGTTACGACTGTTGACACAGGAGGAGGCACTGTTGATGGTAACGTAGAGCTTACTCTTGAAGGATTGAATGTTGCTTTTGATGAAAACTTTTTTAAACATGTATTAGAAGTTAATGATGGTGGAGTATTCGCTAATCTTAAGGGTAGTGATACTATTTCTGTACCTATAAGAGAAAAAACCGCTCCGCAAGGACAACTAAATTTTGTAGGTTTTGCTACTGATTTAGTTGCTTTAAGTGTGAATGTAGTCGGCTTTAATAAATCTATAAACACTTTAAAGTTCGAGAATACTTTGACTAACGGAGTAAACCTTATTGATTTGTTGCCTCCTGCACCTTTTTTCATTACTTTAAACCAGCTATTAGACGCACGATTTTTTAGTAACAATAGCTTTTATGTCAGCGGTTCTGAATTTACATACATTAGAGAAGGTACTTTAGACACTACAACTACTCACATTCCTTTAGAGGTTACTCCAAGAGAATCAGGCTTTGTTAGACTGTTTATTGACGGAGTTGAAAAATCTTCTGGTCAATTTACTGTAAACCTTAATAAATCTTTGACTAGAGACGCAAATATAGTATATGCTACTCTACCTGGTGATACTAATTTTAGAGCTGAGGTTGATCATTATACAGTACCCGTTATAGAAGTAGGCGATAATGTTCAAACTTCTTTTAATAATACGTTTTCAGTTATAAATACATCATTTGATCCTGCAAGTGCTGCTTACAATGCAGCTTTAACAGCTAATACTATCTTTAGAGTTCAATTAGATACTACTCCAACATCTAATTTAACTGGGTTTTCTTTTGTAAATATAGAGTCTGATCCTGTTGGAACTATAGCTAATGTAAGCGGAAATGCTAGTACTCTTGATTATAGTGAGACTACATTTCCATCTACTTTTAATTTAGGTAATAATAGAGTATATAATTTAACTGTTGGAGGAGAATTTGAGAAGTTCTTTGTAGGACAGGATCAAACAATCAAAGATTTACCAGTTGGAACTACATCTATTAAAGCTAGAAATAAAAACGTATTAGGAAGATTTAGCCCTTTTACTACTAAGTCTGTTACTGTTGCAACAATTCCTATTCGACGTGTAACAGGTCTTGCAGTTACTGAATCTTTATATCGTGAACAAACAGGGGGTGTTGCTGTAAGAGCTACAGTTTCTTTTGATCATATTACTGGACAAGAAGTAACTGATTATGAAATCTCATACAGATTAGCATCGGTTGATGATGTAGGATTAAACGATGGTGGTGCTGATCTTACTTCTTTTAATACCGTAAAAGTTCCCTCAACGGGCATTGATGATGACGGTAAAATAAGATTTACTGTGGGAGGAATAAATCGTGGGTCAAGTTCTGGACTAAATTCAATTACTTTTAGAATAGTTCCTTTGAATAAAACGATTAGAGGTCAAACTGCTGAAATATCAAAAACTATCGTAGGTAAAACCACTGCACCAACAAATGTGTTTAATTTTACAGGCGGCCAACAAACTGATCAGATAACTTTGTTATGGACTTATCCACGAGCAGACTCTGGAGATCTATTAGATCTTGATCTAAAAGAAGTAGTTATCAGACGTACTCCAGGCACTCAAGCATTTACAGTTGAGAATTTTGTTGCAGGTGATCCTTTAGTTACAGTTTCCGCTGGTACTGCTCGTAAATCTATACCAATTGATACATTTGGTGAGTTTACTTACTTGGCTAGAACTAGAGACACCAGTGGTAATTTTTCTGAAGATGTTGCAGGCATCACGCTTACAACCACTAGACCTAATCGTTCTACAGTTGTTGCTGCTTTTAATGAAGACGATCCTAGCGTAACATTCGCAGGTATTCCTAACACAAACGCTGGAGAGACTAATTATCCATCCTTCAATGAATCAACACAAGGTGGAACTGTTGTACCTAATGGTAATCAAACTGATAATGCTAATGGAACATCTTCAGGATTTTCAGCGATTGCAGGATCTTCAACAGACCTTCTTTTAGCAGATGACGGAGTTTACACTACAAAAATTAGAGATTTTGGAGCCACAATTACTGGAGCTGTTCTAGTTGATATTACAGCTACACAATCAATTAAAACAACATTTAACGACACACACGAAGACATTTTTTCTGGAGTGACTGATGCAGACGCACCTAATTCAAATGTGATTAAAGAAACTGGTTTTGGAGGCATTGGCCACGTTTTAGGATTTTCTAATAGTTCAGTAGTAAGCCCTCGTTTTGACGCTAATAATGATACTTTTATGAGCGGTGGGGCTACTGGTAATGTCTTTGCTATTTGGAATGATGGAAAGTATACAGGTAATGTTATTAACATTTCAGGAGTTACTAAAGCATCTCCAGCAGTAGTAACAACCTCTGGATCAGAACATGGATTAGTAAACGGAAATAGAGTTATCATTCATGATGTTAAAGGTATGACACAGCTTAATAATAGAGAGTTATATGTAAACAGGGTTAATGCTACTTCAGTTCAACTTTACACAGACGCTGCAAGAACTACTGCGCTTGACTCTACAGGCTTTGGAACCTATACTTCTTCAGGTGTGTTAGATCAGGGTGACTATGCAAATTCAAACTCCTATGCTCATATAGCTGGTTTTATAAATGCAGATCATATTGAACTTGGAGCATCATTCTTTGCAAACGGAACACCTACAGGTACAAACGCTCTAGCCAATGTCACTGTTGCAGGTAATGCTTTCCAACTTGTTAATATGACTCAGTTCTCAGATACTGGATCTGGTGACACCTTTGCTGGAGCTTTAGGAGCAGTCTCTGCCCAAACTCAAATCAGAACTACCACCGCTGCTAACTCTGCATTATACGCATCCACAGGAACAAATGGTAGAGCAGAGGGAGCTTTAGATGTATCTCAATTTGTAGGTGCAAGTACCAATGAGGGTTTTGTAACTTATCAAGCTGGTTCTAGAACATTCCGACAGTTCCAATTAAAATTTATCGTAAACAATTCAAAGCCTAATGAATTTGACTTTACAATTGATAAATTTAGATATACTATAGAACGTGATACTATCACTTTTACTGATACTGTAACATATGACGCTACAACTAAAACAGTTGATATATCCTCAGCTAGCTTTACTAGTAGACCAGTGATTACCTACGCTATTTTAAGTCAAGAAGATGCAACGGCTAATCCTGCCTTAGTTGTAACCACTGCAGCAACAGCTACTTCATTATCGTTTCAACTCGTTGCAGCAGATGGGACAGGAACTTATCAGGCAAATAGTACAGCAACCGTTATGATACAGGCGACAGGAGTATAAATGGCATTAGTAGATTCAAACACCTTTACCGAACCAACCGCAGGTACCTCACTTAACGCTGCTAGAGGACAGGTAAATAATTCACTACGCTCACTATTAACAAATTTTAGATCAACCTCTTCTCCCTCAACTTTAAATCTTACTGCTGATGGTGATAATATTGGTGCGCAAAATGGTATGTTGTATCATCATGCTAATAACAATGTAAACGCATTATATATTTCTGATTCTTCAACTGTTAAGGACGCTCCTGTTGGGGGTAACTTTACTAGAGCGGGCATAGGAGTTAGAATAGAAAACGGCATCGTTCCGATGATGTCAAACGTAACACACTATGAGATAGGCGAGCTTGTAGTAACAACAACTGCTGATTCAGGTACTGCTGCTAATGCACGATTATATTTAAATAAATCAAATAATAACACACCAGCTGACTTTATTGATGTGGGAATACCTCCTACAAATGGCTCTGTTGTAAATACTATGATTGCTATAAGCGGTGTTACTGGAGACCGTGTTAATTTTGCTTTTGATGAGATAACTTCCTCTCCTGGAAATAGACAAAATGCTCATCTTAAAGTGGGTGCTTCAGGTGCTGCTTCTAACACCTCCATTCTTATTGGATCTCAAAACACAACCTCTAACGTCTCCATTGTAAAATTACATGGAGGAATAGCAGAGGATGCAGGTATTTCGATATTTGACCAGAACAATAAATACGCTCCTGTCTCTGCTAATCTTATATCACAAGCTACAATTCAAGGCACTGATACTGATGTAGCACCATTGATGCCAGCAGGTTCAGTCATAGCGTGGGCAGGAGCTTCGGCTCCAGCAGGCTGGTTACAAGCTGACGGGGCTGCTATTAATAGAACAACTTATGCAGCACTATTTGCTGTATGTGGCACTGCTTTTGGTAACGGTGATGGTTCTTCAACTTTTAACTTACCTAATTTAGATGACAGGGTAATAATCGGAGACGGAGCCAATAACACTCGTGGAGCGCAAACAGGTGCATTAGCTGCAACTTCAAAAATAACCACTGATTCTGGCGCTGCATCTCCTGTTGTAGGAACTATTGAAGTGTCTACTGGTGCGAAAGACGCTGGTGGTGTTACTGTTGTTAACTCTGTCACAGGCGGAGGACACACTCATACTGCAACGATTCCAAGTGTTTGTATGTTTTATATAATAAAAACTTAAGAGGGAAAAAATGGAATATTTTAAATTTAATATTGATGAAATGAATCAACAACAAGTTTTCTGTGAATACAGAGAAATTAAAAATGGAGAAAAAGGGCCTAAGATATCTCGTGCTTTTCCATTAGAGTTATTAGGACAGCAAGAGCCTAAAGTGCTTGATATGGTAAAAGGGGAAATTACAGGTATTTACTATGAAAAACGAGGAACTACACAAGTAAAAGAGACTAATTATCTTGACCACAACGAGTCAATAGAAGACGAAGAAGTTGAATGGATTGAGGAATTCGTTAAAAAAGTTTGTGTACATGAAGCGTATGATGAGCTTTTGAAACCACCTACAGTGGATCAACAGGTTGAAGATTTTATAAAAGAGTTTTTTGAAGACGAGGAAGATGAGCCACTAGAGCAAAAAGACTTTCTTGCTGAATTCTTTGCTGAATTAGAATCAGAGGAAGAAAACGACTCTAAGGAGTAAAAATGGCGTTAACTAGAGTTACAAGCACAGTACTAGAATCAAATGCAGTTTCTGCTGAGAAACTTGCAAATGGGACTATTACGACAAGACACTTTGCTAATTCAAGTATTCTTTTAGAACACTTAGGATCTACTTCTAATTTCACATCCCAGATCGATACTGTTCACTCTAATGTTGAGACTCTAAAAACAAATGTTAACTCTGTAGCTTCAAACGTTGGTTCTGTTATAGCTAACGTTAATATTGTTTCTACTAACGTGGCTGTGCAGGCTGCAAATACTATACAGAATAAAGCAAACATTGCGATTGTATCAGCTAATACAATACAACTTCAAATCAACATGGCAGCTAACGTTAACTCTGTAAAAGCAAATGTTGATGCAGCTGAAGCTAACATAGCCGGAATACTTGATGGAACAACCTTTACAGGTGAGGTAACAATGAGTGACGATCTTATTGTTACAGGTAACTTGATAGTGAATGGCGACACTACGACTGCTAATTCAGTCAATATGATTGTTCAAGATCGTATGTTGATGTTAGCTAACTCAGCAACAGGTGCCCCTGCTGCTGATGTTGGTGTTCTTTTTAACAGAGGAAATCAAGGCAATGCAGCTTTCTTTTATGATGAATCTGGTAAAACCTTTAAAGTATCAGATACTAAAGATCCCTCAACAAATGTAACACTTTCCCCTGTCACTTCAGCTAATTTAGATGTAGGTATTTTAACAGCTGCTAATA